ATCTATTTTGAAGAAAACCATGCGTCAAGTGTTTATTTCTTGACACAGGCCATTCGACATGATATAAGTAGATGTGTGGTCATGATCGAAGTGAAATACAATACACACAAAACATACAAAACAAACGGAGAATATACAAATGTCTAATGACTTCGCTTCATCGACGCGTTCAACCGGCAGCAACCTGGATCGCCTTTCTAAAGAGCTTCGCAAGCTTGCTACTAACACCAATCAACGCGAATCTGATGATCGTTTTTGGCAGCCAGAAGTTGACAAGGCTGGTAACGGTTATGCGGTGATTCGTTTTCTGCCTGCATCAAAGGGTGAGGATCTTCCCTGGGTTCGTATTTGGTCACATGGGTTTCAAGGTCCAGGTGGTTGGTATATCGAAAACTCTCTGACGACTCTTGGTCAGAAAGATCCAGTGGCTGAGCTAAACTCTAAGCTGTGGAATAGCGGTAGTGATAAAGATAAGGAAATCGCTCGTAAACAAAAGCGGCGCCTTTCTTATATTGCTAACATCTATATTGTCAAGGATCCTGCAAATCCTCAAAATGAGGGTAAGGTCAAGCTGTTCAAGTTTGGTAAGAAGATTTTTGACAAGATCAATGAGACGATGACACCTCAGTATGAGGATGAGAAGGCTATCAATCCCTTCGACTTCTGGGCTGGTGCGAATTTCAAGCTGAAGATTCGTAATGTCGAAGGTTATCGCAATTACGACAAGTCAGAGTTTGATCGCCCTGAAGCATTGTCTGATAATGATAGCGAGTTGGAATCTATCTGGGCTTCACAACATGCGCTGCAGGCCTTTGTCGCATCCGATCAATTCAAGTCTTATAGTGAATTGAAGGCTCGTCTTGATCGTGTATTGGGTGAACCGACTCAGTCTCGTAAGAATGATGAAGATGATGAACGTGAAGAACGTCCAGTATCACGTCAGTCTGCTGAGCCTAGGGCTCGGAGCACTCTTGTAGAAACTCTCCCTAAGGCAGCTAGTGCCGGTGCTGGAGCTTCTGCTCGGCCGCCTTGGGAAGATGAATCCGATATCAATTTGTTTGAGCGTTTGGCTCAAGAAGATTGATTTTAACTGGGTGGGAGAAATCCCACCCATTTTTTATTGATTAATAAATCCGTCTATATTACCCTGTGCATTTCTTAATGCACTATCCGGATTTCTAGCTTGAAGATCCTGAGCATTATTTTGTCTCAAGCTATTTCTATTTGCTCTAGGTTGAGCAGGTGCTTGAGGTGCAGGTTGAGCAGGTGCTGACATAGGTGTTGGTGGTAATACAATTATTCGATTACCTGCACCTCTACCAACTCGCAATGATTCGCCTATACCTTCACGAGAAGCTTGTAATTGTTCTATAGCTAATTCTACATCACCTGCTCTTATATTAGTGCCAATCTGACCACCAATTTCTAAAAGCTGATTTCTTTGTGTCTCAGTTATTCTACCTTCATCTAATGCTTTATCAGCAGTATTAACTAATTGTTCGGTAGAAACTACAGCTTGACGACGTTCATTAGCTACATTTTCAGCCCTTGATGAAAATCTATTGCGAAGTTCAGTTCCTGCTTGAACTGCTCTTGCCTGCTGTTGGAAATAATCTTCAGGTGCATCTGATTCCGACAAATATGAATTATATAATGCTGTTGCAACCTCTTCTCCATAATATGCACCAGCGACACCACCACCAATTGCTCCTAAAAATGCACCAACTGGCCCCAATAAACCACCAACAACACCACCTGCAGCCGCACCAGTCATTCCACCTAAACTTGAACCTATTACTTTTACTACTTCAGATTTAAAAGTTTCTTCACTTATTTCACCTTCATTTCTTTGCTTTATTAAATTGTTTATCGCCACAGTTGCTTGAATGGTATCGACTAAGGTACCTAATGCGCCTAATGCTATTGTTTTTTTAGGTAAAGGAAATTTTGATTCTCTAACAGGCGCGCCGCTTTGAGGCGATGCTGCAGGTGCTCTTGATTGCTCTGGTGCACCAGATGGTCTGGTTCTTGATTCAGAATCTTGTGCTGGAGTAGGTCTTTGACCCGCAGAAGGTTCTGCGGCAGGAGCAGTTGGTGCAGTCGATGCACCTGGAGAGCCTGCGCTTACTGGTGTTCTTGGTGATGCTGCACCGGCAGCTCCAGCAGCACCCGCCGCGCCTGCTGCTCCTGCTCCGCTTGCAGCTCCTGGGGGTCTAGGTGGAGGAGTTTGTGGTCTAGCTGGAGGGCGCGGTGGTTGTCTAGGTGCAGTTCTATTAGACATTGCTCTTATAAGAGCAGCTCCAGCTAAAAACGTAGCTAAACCAGCTAATATAGATCCAATTAATTCCGCAGATTCCGTGATAGTATCAACTATACCTTTAACTTTTTCCACAAATTCATCTATCGATTTACCTATATCAGTTATTTGCTCTGGCGTCATATTTGCAAGTTGTGTCAAACCACCAACTAATGCAGCTATACCCAAAAACCCTAGTAGCCCTCCAAATGGATCAGTGGCAGCTCTACCTACCCGAATCAATCCACCGCCAACAGATTTAGCTGCACCCTTTGTCAATGACATCAAGCGGCCTTCTTGGCGATCTTCTTTAATAGACCTTTCTGTAGACAATAGCATATCATAATCTTTTTGCTGTGCGGTAACTGATTTTTGAATTTCAATTAAACCTTCACGAGCAAAAGTAGCTATTTGAGCAATATATGAATATATGTCGCGCTTAAAACTGTCAAATATAGCTATAGAGACATATTGGCCTGTATTATTTTCATTAACTGATTGATCTGTACCTGGTATTAAAACACCCTCACGAGTCATAGTACCAAATTTAGAACCTGATGGTAATTTAGCCATACGATAGTTTTTTGTAAGGTCATGATACCTGTCAGTTCTCTCATCATATACAAAATTCGTACCCATTTTATTTGCTAGATCAGAGAGATTAGGCATTTCCGGTTCTTTCTATTAGCAGAGGTACGACAATAACATCTGTTCCAGGTTCTTCCGCACCAGCAGTGATCGTAGCTGGTATTTGTGCTTCTGGTTGTAATTGTTGCGCTACTGGTGCGCCTTGAGTAGTTCTTATCGGTTGAGGTGAAGCAGAACTTCCAGTGGACTGCGTTTCTGCCGCAGGACTAACTGCTTCTGCTGTTATTGGTGCTGAAGTTCTCTGACCAGTTTGTGATGGTTGATTACCAGCCATCTCTTGTCCAGATGGTGCTTGTCGTTCAGTTTGCAACATTCGCAGCGCATCTTGACGTTCTTGACGAAATCTGTTAGCTACTGAAGCTTGGACTTGTGCAGTAGAGCTACCAAATCTGGTACCTCTTTCATTATAAACTTCTCTTATAATATCTTCATCTTTAGCATTAGCTCCACCAGCTCGTTGTATTGCTAGTGTAATGACATTGGTACCAGGTCCATGCTGAACTGCAGTAGAATGTGTAACCTCTTGTAAAGCTCTAGACCTTTTATTTACATCAATACCAGTTTCTCTAAGAATTTTTTGAGCCAATGGTTTATAATGAGTATCTGATATAAATTGTCTTTGGGCTTGATAAAAACTACGATCTTTTCTTGATAATTCTTGCCAAGCTTGTTTGAATTGATCTGTACCAGCAGCAGCACCCTGCACACCACCTGCAGTGTTAAGAGTATTTGCCATGTCAGGATTTTTCTCTTGCAAATACTGCAAAAATCTAGTCATGGTACCAGTTTTGGTTGCAATCTGATATGCACCATATGACCATCCACCGGTACTATCAAAACCTATAGCCCCAGCATCACCTCTAGATTCATATCGAGCAGATAATGAACCCAATCCTTGAGATGATTCACCCATACCTTCCATCATTCTCTCGGGTCCACCTGGAGCAGCACCACTCATTGGTCTAGCAGCAGGTGCCGAGGAACCTCTAGGTCTTCTTGGTGTTGATCCTGGTTCGATTGTAGATTCTTCTGGTTGCTCCTGTTCGGGAGTCTCTTCCATTATTCTTTCAGCAAATTCTTCTATAGCCATAGCGCCGGCCGTCGCACCAAGTATAAGTCTAACTCTTCGATTTGAAGCCAATGCACGTAAGGCGCGACGTAATATAGATGATCTAGCGACTGTGGTTGCGGTTGATCCTGCAATAGTTCTTTTTAATAATAAAGAACGAGTTCTTACTACAGCTAATATTGCAGCTCCTATAGAAAATATTCTAGCTAAAATATCTTTTAATTTTTTAAAAGCTTCAAATACCACACCCATACCTGATGGTTGTTCTTTTTCATCAGGTTTATCTTCTTCTATTACTCGCTCAACTGTTTGTGGTTGTTCATCTTGAAGATTATTAAGTTTTTCTCTGCGATCTTCTTCATCATCATTACGCATCCTTTCAATTATAATGCGCTGACGTTCTTTCTGATCATTTAAGGTGCGTAATCCACGCACCATTTGAGTTAAAACTTGTTTTATTTCAGATACAGATGATCTGGTGCCACCACCATCTCTTTGAAGATCACCGGGTTTTGTTGTCAAGACTTTAAATGGTAAAGACATAGCACCACGTGCCTCGGAATTTGATGATCCGAGGTTATAATTTTGTAGCGCATCTGTCAGAGTAGCCAATTATTGGTTTTCCCTTTTTTGTCGTTCAGTTTCGATAAAATCAATAAGAAGTTTCAAGTATACTTCCCTCTCCCATGGTATCATCGATTCTATCTCAGTCAAGCTATATTTGTGATGCTGCATGAGAGAGAAATTTATCATGTAATAATTGGCAAGCGTATTATGAGAGAGGGCCATCAAAAAAAATCTGAAAGTCCTCTCAAGGTAATTGTATCTTCTTGCCCACATCCTTCACATTGATATGTCAAAGTATGCTGTAGTCTGGGCATAGTCTCAAAAAATTTCATGATATGCATGAATTGTGCATTGCTAAGAGAACCAATAAACTGTCGTGTTTCTTCTAAGTTATCAGGCTCAAATATTTCTTCATTATCATATACACATTCAACACACTTAGTAATTAAATCGATTTCATCTATTTCAGCCGAAACACTAGATTTTATATCAGCTAACGTAGGATACCGCATTTTTAATGTAAGCTCATCTGTAAGCTTGATAAGACACGAATGATCCTTAGCAAATTCTACTTCAACATCATCTAAATTGATTTCGATATTAGTTACTTTGTCGCAAGGTTCACCTTTATAATTTACACCGTCAACATGGCGATAACTAAGATTTACCTTTTCTCCAACAGACTTGGCTCGAATTTTCAAAAATAGATATTCAATATCAAATGACGGTAGTTTTTCTATAACAATATCTTCAGATAAGATACAGCTACTTAAAACATCCAACATTGCTCGGTTCATATGATCAGCATCTTTTGATTCCATAGCAATAAGAAGTGTTTTTTCTTCTTTTACTAGAAACGGCCGATATACAATTTCCTTTTTATTAGATGGTAAAATCAACGAAAAAGTAGGTGTTGCAATTTTAGGTAATGCCATGATAAACCTCCAATATTAAATTCCGAATAAAGAACCTGATGCACCAATACCTGTATTTCTGAATTGCACACCAGCTTGCTCGGCTATTCCGCGAACTCCGCCAGAAAGACCATTTTTAGTGAATAAAGAAATCACAGGTGAGAATCTGTCAAGTGCATTTGCCGCGCCTCTCAGCAAGCTTTCTACACCATATAGATTTTCAAACGGCAATGCATCAGGATGTTTTTCTTCTGCTGTAAAATACTGCATTTGAACAGTTAGTTTTGCAGCTCCGTCAGACCCCCAATCCATCTCAACATCATCAATTGTTATAGGGTATGCCTCAGTTAGTTTGATCTGATATTGAGGAAATACAGTACGATCTCCAGGTGCATTGTATATGTTTTGATTTAGTGGATTAAATGCATCAATGACATCACCGACAAATGATTGCAAATCAGTACCACCTCTAATTAAAGGGGTTGCTATACCAATTGCGCTTGGTGTCTGATATTTTGGTGATTCTGCAAATTGCATAATATCAACTTGACCAATCATTTCGTCATAGAATGTCGCATCAAATCCACCAACTTTAGGTGCTCGTCCCATTGATCTACGATAGCTTGCACGTCCACCTGCTGAGATAGCCATATCTTGCCAAGCCATAAAAATTTCACGTTCAATCATATTTTCACTAAGCAAAATTCTTAGTCGCATTGGCTCAGTTTGAAACAAATAAGGAATTTTTCTCGTAGGACCATGATATCTCTGTTCAATAGTCATAAGTGATCGAGCAGGGATCGATGCGCTTTCTATTCTAAGAGGCATATGAGAAGTTTCAAAAAAACCTCGTATAGAATTGGGTAAGGTCAACATAACAGAAAAGTAATTTGGCTTTGCTACGCCTCTTTTACCTACTTCAGCCGCAAATTCTGATACGTTAAACCTACGGTTTGCCATTATTGCACCTTTGCATAACTGTCGCGATGAACCGCGCTTGGACTTGCACCAGAAAATCTTTCAAGAGGCATGAATAAAGCTATATCCCACGATTTCGGATCTATCCGAAAAAATTTAGTGCGAACATGTGAAAATAGATATTGCTTTAAGCACGGTTTGTAAAATCTATATCGAGAAACTGAGCTAAGAAGTTTATATGATATCTGCAAATGGGTGCGGTCATCATAATTGTCATCGCTTATCACGGTGTATAATGCATCCATCAATCTTGCTCTAAGACGTAGAGGTAGATAATGCATATTTAAACCCATGAATCCTTGAGCCGAAGATGAACCTGCCGCTCTACCACCTAAACGATTGGAGTCTAAAGGAAACACTAGAGGATATCGATCATAATACGGTAGTTTTTCTTTAAGCTTTGGATCATATGCAAATAGGTACATTTGCCCAATCATTGGAACAGAAACCATTGCACTTTTGTCTTGTGCCATGAGAGAATTTGGATTAAGCGATACCTTAGATGCCTGAGCCCTAAACCAGTTTCGGGCTTCAGTAGTCTTGCTAGGTAATATATTTTGCTTTTCACCTTGCGTAAGCAAGCTATCAAAGACTTGAGCTACCATTATTTGAGCCTTAGTTCTTTCTCTGTGATTATGACGAATTCCCAGCCACGATCGGCACAGAACTCTCGCGCAGCTTTCCACTTTGCACTATTTATCCCATATCTGGCAACTTCAGTTAAGTATTTTCTACTAGGTTTTTTACCAGCTTCATTCGGAGCAGGTGGCTTTGTTTGTATCAAAGGTTTGACCTCGATCATTTTAACTTTAATCGAGCCGCCACGATCTCGCATCTTTATAACAAAATCTGGAAAATATCTGTGCCATCTACCGTCTATAGGTGATTTATAGGGTATGATAATTTCTTCAGAACCCCATTGTAAAATATCTTGATTTGTATCAAATTCGACCATAAGTCTTCGTTCCCAAAGCGAACGATAAATTATGTTCGTCGGGTCACCAAGATACTTTAATGGATTAGCTGGAGAGTATTTGCCTTTGTATGCCATGTTGTCTATCTATGGCATAAATATCCCAGTATGTTCATGAAGGTAGGCCATGTCAGGTAACTTCTTAGATCCAACCGGTTCTTTACAAAGAAATATGAATACCTTAATAGAAAGGGGTCGGCAGGTCGCACCTAATTTGCGGCCTAGTTTATATTTTCCAGAAACCTATACTAAGATTGATCATTATATCACTTTTACTGTATTAAAATTTGATAGTACCACTCGAACTTCCACTCTAAATTCTGATTTACCTTTAGTTGGTAATCGATTAAGCAGTGTTACTAGAACTATTCAGACAATAACATTACCTATGCCTGCTGCTCTTAATACATCATATTCAACACAATATGAAGATAAAGATACAAGCGCAATAGAAGAAGTAATTGCGACAGCGGCATCTAATGTAAGAGGTGATCCTGAACAAAGTGCTAGATCATTAGGTAATAATGTAAGAAATATGTATGATACTGCATCTAATAGTTCATTAGGTCAAAATGTATCTAGTGTTCTAGAAGGTATAAGAAGTCAGATGCAACAGCTTGCTCAAAATCCAGCAACACAACAAATAGCTGCTGCAGGAGCTGTTGCAGGAGCTGCAGGTGCCGTAGGTGGAATTTTAAATAATCCTATTGCTGCTAATTTGACAGGTGTAGCTAGAAATTCTCATAAGGTTTTGTTATTTCAAGGTGTTGACCGCAGAGAGCATAGATTTAGTTTTAACTTATCTCCTAAAAATAGACGTGAAGCAGAATCTATTCAAAAAATAATTGAAGCTTTTAAATATCATATGTTACCTAGTTATGGTCTTGGTAATATACCAGCAGCTATGTCTGGTCTTGCATCAGGATTAGGCGAAAATGCAACCGGTGCAGTATCCGCTATTAGTGGTGTATTATCATCGCTTGGTGGGATGACACAAAGTGCAGGTACTGCTTCTCGTGCTTTTTTTCAATATCCTGATGTGTTTATGATACAGTTTAATAATCATAGACAGTTATTTACTATTGGGGAATCAGTATTAAGTAGCTTTGATGTAAATTATCATCCTATGAATTATCCAGCATATGTCAGGTCTTTAGATACACCAAATGTCGCATCTCCTGCTGAAATAGTCATAAGTCTGACATTTAAAGAAACAGACATCATGACAAAAGAGCAAGTCAAAGAAAACCGTAGGTAATAAGATGACACAATATTTTGCATCATTTCCTAGGTTAGATTATAACCTAAAATCTATAAACAGACCTCTACAAGTCACCGATGTTACTCGTAGATTTGTAATTCGTGATTTTTATCGTAGGAATATATTATCATATTTTACCTATGATGTGCAAGAAGGTGAGCGACCTGATAATGTTGCATATAGTTTTTATGGTGATTCTAATTTAGATTGGATTATTTTGCTTCCAAATGAAATAATAGATCCTTATTTTGGTTGGCCTAGAAGTTATATTGAGATGCAAGAATATATGCGTGAAAGATATGGTAGTATACCAAATGCTATGGCGCAAACACATCAATATGAACAAATCATACAAAAACGTCAAGAAATACGAGATGTAGAAGGTAATTTAATACTTGTTCCTGAAAAAAGTTTAGTAGTAGATCGGACAACATATCTGACACTTAACCCAAGTGACAGAAAATTGGTATCAAAATATGATCATGAGATAAGCATGAATGAAAAGAAACGCAATATATCAATAGTTGATCCAGTTTATGTTCCAGCAATAGTTGACACGTATAGGAATTTGTATACCTAATGTTACCTGAACAGAGATCCGGTACAGGCTTATTACATACCCTGTCAATTAGATCGACAACAACATCATCAATTACCGATATCAAAGGTCTTGCTGGTGAAATGAGTTATTATGAAAGCATAGATTCACCATTTGTTTCTATGACATTAAGTATTATTGATGGTGCTGGATTAAGAACTTCTTTGCCTATAATAGGTGGTGAAACTCTAGCTTATAATTTTTCAGATTCATATCCATCATCACCTCGTATAGGTGGTGCTATGAGACTATACAAACTCTCAAATAAGATACGTGTAAAACAAAATGTCGATGCATATGATACGTTCATGGCACCAGAAGAATTTTTAAAAGATCAATATACTTTGGTATCAAATTCTTTTGAAAATAGAAATGTCGATGAAATGGTCAGAAAAATATTTGATGATCATATCGCACCTATAACATCTAAAAAGCTTGTTACAATAGAACCGACAGATGGTTTATTTACAAGTGCATTTCCAAGAATCAGTCCATTTACATCTCTGAGATACCTATCAGATGAAGCAAAAGCTGCTGATAGAAGAAGTACGTCAAATTATTTCTTTTTTGAAAATGCACGTGGATATCATTTTGTGTCATTCCAATATCTTATTAGACAACCACCAAAAAGAAAATTTTATTTACTAGAAGATTATCTAGAAAATGATCGTCAATACGATCGTAATCGCGTCATATCAATACAAGAAGCTGTTAGTTTTGATATGATGGGTGGAGTAACATCTGGTCAATTTGGTACACAAGTTCTTTCATTAGATCCTGTAGCAAAAAGATTTAGAACATCGCAATATCTGCACAATAGAGATTATAAAAATGTAGATCATTCTGATAAAAATTCTTTGATTTCACCGACAGTATCTAATTCATTTGGTACCAGTTTTTCTAGAGAAAAATTTATAGTTTCAGATTCATACCGCGGATCATTATCATTTGTTACAGAAAGAGAAAGTGATACGCAAAATGAATACAGACGCCGTCAAGAGTTCTTAGGATTTGAAACCGCATCTAAGGCCGATATTCTATCGAATGTAACTAAAGTTATGGTTCATGGAGATTCTGGTATATGTGCTGGTGATACGATAGAAATACTTGTACCACAATCAGGCGAATCAAGAATATCTCGCAGACAATTTGATGGATTTGTTGGTGGGAAATATCTTGTTACAGCTGTTGCTCATAGATTAGGTGGTGCAGGTTTTACATATGGTACTGTGTTGGAATGTGTTAAGGATTCTCACTCGCAACCAGTTGATGGGAGACAATAATGCCAGTTCGTGATGGTGAATGGTTAGGAACCAGTGGTTTTACTTGGTTTGTTGGTATAGTTGAAGATCGAAATGATCCGCTGAGAATAGGTCGTGTTCGAGTTAGATGTTTTGGGTGGCATACTCCAGATAAAGAAACTTTACCAACTACAGGGTTACCATGGGCTCAGCTTATGATACCTGTCACATCAGCTTCGACAAGCGGTGTGGGAAGTTCACCGACAGGTTTAGTCGAAGGAAGTTGGGTTGTTGGGTTTTTCATGGATGGTAATAGAGCGCAACAGCCAATGGTCATGGGAACATTTCATGGTGTCGCTGGTGATGGTAATAACGAAGAATCTGGTTTTAATGATCCCAATGGTACATACCCAGTTGCTCAAAATACACCAGATACGAGTGGGTTGGCAATAGGTGGAACTTCTTATATTAATCATAATTCTACAATTAATAGAACCAATAATCGAAACAGTGTAGTTGATGTACCTACAGGTTCAGTCATGCCACTATCATCGGTTACATTTGATGAAGAACCTTCGACATATGAAGTGAAAACATGGAGTATGCCTACCCTACACAGTGAATCTACTCCACCGTTATACCCCTTCAATCATGTTCGCACTACAGAATCAGGTCATGTGATAGAATTGGATGATACTGCAGGCGCCAGACGTATTCATGAATATCATGCATCTGGAACTAATCGAGAAATTCGAGATGATGGAACCAGGACAACTTATGTTGTCGGAGATGATTTCGAGGTTATAGTAAAAGACAAAAATGTTCTAATTAATGGTAATTGTAATCTGACAGTTAAAGGCGATGTAAGATTACTTGTAAATGGTACCATGATACAAGAAGTGGTAGGTGATTATCATTTGTCTATTCGAGGTGATATGCATACTAAGGTTGATGGAAATAAGTTTGTTGAAGTTTTAGGATCTATCAATACTCAAGTAAATACTAATGAAAGCAAAAGGGTCACCGGAGATAGTGTTTTGACAATCGGTGGTGATGTTACTGAGAATTTTAATGGTGTACATCAGAGAACAACTTTGAATGATTCTACTAGAATTGTTCAAGGTGATTTTATGGAAGTAATTTCAGGTAAATCGACAAACGTATCTACGGGTGATATGGTGCTTGGATCAGGTGGTGAGATGAATGTCGCAGGTAGCTCATCAGCTACAATGGGTTCATCTGGACCCACAACGGTCAAAGGTTCTAGGATAGATTTAAATCCATGAGTAATGAAATACATCGACATGGTGATTCTAGAATATGTGGAGCAACCACAATAGTAAGTGGTCAATCTACAGTATTTGCAAATGGTAAACTTATTGCTGTCAATGATGATAGAAATACTCATGGTGAGGGTAAATTAATTGCAGTTACAAAAAATGTTTATATAAACGGAAAAATGGTAGTTAATAAAGGTGATCAGGCTCAGGCAGATAATTTATGCGGTGTAATAGGTCAATCTCCAGACCATTGTAATCCATATGCAACAACAGGTTCCTCAAACGTATTTGTAGGTGATCCATGAGTGGTCAAATAACATCTCAGTTAATTTCTTCTGCACAAAGTTTAAATGCTAATTCCGCACCCTGCGGAATCGGTGCTGGTTTACAATCATTAAATGAAGCCATAGATCGCACTACTACACAAATAAATCAAGTTATAAATGGTGCAACTGATATAATAGCAGCATTACAAACTCTTCCTGCGGTTATAGCGCGAGAAGTTTCTACAGTAGCGACTGAAATGATAGATGGATTAGTTGGTCAATTAGAATTACCATCTATTACTTTACCTGATGAGGTAAGAATTTTATTAGAAGCTATTAATAATCCGGCAGCTTTTTTGCAACAATATTTAAGAATAGAAAACCTTTTTCCTGACTTTGATCTTAATGGGCTATTAGGTCAAATTGCTTTACCTGGTTTTAATTTTTGTTCTATGGTTCCAAATTTACAAATATCTGGTGGTCAGACTACTGAAGCTGCAAATCAGGTTCCACCATCAGCATCAAATGCAGAACCTCAGCCTGAACCTGCACCCGTACCAGTTCCAGAGGTGCCACCGGTGGCACCAAATACATCATCAGCATCTCAAAGAGTTATAGTCGAACAGCTTCCCCCAATTGGTGAAAATGCAGGTCTAACCGAGCAACAAAGACAAAGTAGAACGCAGCAGTATGCAGCCGAGCTTGATGAAAACAATCAACAAAGAGCTGCCATACTTGCGCGCCTTGAGTCGGCTACACCAGGATCGGAAGAATATAATTCTTTGGTCGATGAAGCCACAAGATTAACTAATATAAGTGAGCAGCTTAGAGCAAATAGACCTTAATGGCTAACATGAATTATATCATGCTAAATATGATATCAAACGGAGTTATTCATGTCGAGCGCAGTCAAATCACTTGTATTCAAAGATTTCGACCTCAATATGAAGGTTCACCCTGTCACGGGTAAGATGATTGCGCGTAAAAATGCAGATTCGATTAAGCAAGCTTTAAAATGCTTGATACTTACTGATCGGGGTGAAAGACCGTTTAGACCTCATTTTGGTTCTGATATTCGTCAAAGATTATTTGATCTTATGGATCCGTCTATAGCAAATAGTATCGAGTTTGATATTAAGACCGCTATCAAAAATTATGAAGAACGTGCCGAACTTTTAGCAGTTTCTGTAGATGGTGATCCTGATACAAATAATCTCAGAGTCAATATAACATTCAGACCGATAAACACTCAAGTTCCTAGCACATTGGTGCTTACTTTGGAGGCTGTACGCTAATGGCTGCCAATAGCGCATTGACCGTTAGCGGTCTTGATTTTGATTCTATCAGAATAAACCTTAGAAATTTTCTTGCGGGTCGTTCTGACTTTTCTGATTTTGATTTTGAAGATTCTGCGATAGGTACATTGCTTGATCTTTTAGCATATAATACCTATTATATGTCATTCTATGCTAATATGGCCGCAAATGAATCATTCTTAGATACAGCTCAAATCTATGAGAATGTTGCATCCAGAGCTAAATTGGTTGGTTATGTACCAACATCTGCTAGAGGTGCATCAGCCAATGTAAGGGTTACATTTACTAGTGCCATAGCAAATTCTGTGTTTCGCACTATAACTGTTCCAAAAAATACGCAATTCAAATCTACAATAAATGCAATTTCATATACATTTGTTACGCCAAAATCATATACTATAACAGCTAATTCCATGAACAGATTCATGGGATATATTGATATAGTTGAAGGCGCGCCGCTTACTCATAGATATCTTTTTACTGCGGCAAATACATCTTTTGTATTACCGAATGCAAATACTGATATTTCTTCAATAACAGTATCTGTTACAACCGCAGGTAATACTCAGACATATACAGAAATATCAGACCTAAAGACAGTAAATTCATCATCTCAGGTATTTTTCATAGAGCCTGACAAGAATAAGCTCTATAAGATAGGTTTTGGTGATGGTATCTTAGGTAGAAAGCCTGCATATAATAGCACGGTCACTATAAACTATCGAGTATGTAATGGTGTTAGAGCTAATGGCGCTAATAATTTTACTGCTGTCGGTAGTATCGGCGGCCAAAGTAGTTTTACTTTAAAGGCAATTGAACGCGCTGTTGGTGGAGCTGAAGTAGAAACTATAGAATCTATTCGCTATAATGCACCTAGAATTTATGAAACTCAGAATAGAGCTGTTACTACTGAAGATTACCGCAGAATAATTTTGAGAGATAATCCAGATATCTCTGGCGCCAACGTATGGGGTGGTGAAGAAAATGATCCTCCAATATACGGCAAGGTTTTTGTATCTGTAACAGCAAAACAAGGTACATTGATTTCTACTCGTCGTAAGAATCAGATAAAAGCTGGATTAAAAAAGTATATCATTCAGTCAATTGATACTGAAATAGTAGATCCAATCTATCTGTATGTCATACCTACAATAACTGTCAGATATGATCCAATCGATACAACATTAACTGCATCGGAAATTGGTGATCTAGTTGCTAGTAAGATTATTGAATATGAGACCAATAATCTCAATAGATTTGACGGTAAATTTAGATATTCGCGATTCCTTGATCTATTAGATTCTGCTAATATGTCAATTAAATCGACAACAGCGGATATACAAGTTCAAAAAAGATTCATACCTTCATTGGTAACACCTAACAAATATATTCTACCGTTCAATAGGGGTATATTTCATCCTAATGATGGATATGTTTCTGCAGTATCATCCAATTCATTTTTATATCAAGGTAAAATCTGTTATTTTGACGATGACGGTTATGGTAATGTAAGAATATATTATGTTTCAAATGGACAGAGAAATTATTTACAAACGACTGGTACCATAGATTATGATACTGGTTTGGTGACATTAAATTATTTCTTACCTCAAGCAATAAATGGTGAAATAAATCTTACAGTAAAAGTATCCGATTATAACGTATATCCAATTAGAAATCAAGTGTTGCTTATAAGCGACGCTAGAATTAGAGTTTTGAATGATACTACAGGACAGCAGGAGGCATTTATAACTTCTATTACTACTGTAGGATCTACAGCTACAATGAGTTCAACCGGACTTCCTTCATTGACGGCGTTTTAAACAATGAGCATTTCAGGAGCTGATGAAACCTACAAAAAAATATCACCTCTAATTGAGAGGCAGTTTCCTGCGTTTATTAGAGAAGAAGGTCCAAAGTTTGCGCTTTTTCTAAAAGCATATTATGAATATCTAGAGCAACAAGGTAATCCAGTTCAAGCTGGACGTAGCCTTATTGAATATCAAGATATTGATCGCACTGTAGATTCTTTTGTCGAATATTTTCGAAAAGAATTTATGGTAAGCATACCTAATAACACATTAGCAGATCAAAGACTTCTTGTAAAATATATTCGTGATTTTTATAGAACAAAAGGATCTGAATTTTCTTATAGGTTTTTGTTTCGCGCACTCTATGATAAAGAGATAGAATTATATTATCCTGGTGATTATATTTTAAGAGCTTCAGATGGTAGATGGGTTAAAGAAACACTATTACGTGTTGGAAAACCATTTACTACAGAACCAACTATTTTTGATGGGCGCAATATAACAGGAGTCGTATCTGGAGCTATTGCCAGAGTTCAAAGCGTTTCTCGTGTTACAGTTTTAGGTCTTGAATTATTTGAACTTATAATAGAAGGTGTCAGAGGAACTTTTCAAGACGGCGAAACAGTAATTGATAGTGATGGAAATACCGCTACTATTCAATCTCAATTTGGATCAATTGTTGGTATTCGAAAGATTGATGATGGTGGTGCATATCATACTATTGGTGATTCAATTTCTATTACTACCCCTGGTGGTGCTTTAGCTACAGCTGTTGTAAATTCTACAGAACCTGTAGGTGCTGCAACAATTAGAATTAGTATTGGTGGTAGTGGATATAGAACTGATGGTAATACAGTTATAACAGTTACAGGTGGTAGCGGTAATGGATTAAGTGGTAGAGTTATATCACTTTCTAATTCTACGGTATATGCTTTAAATAGCGATAAAATATTTCCATTAGCAAATGTCGTCTTATCGACAGGGTCTACATTTGTATCGCTTGGTACTAATTCGGCAAGTGTATCATCAAATTTAGCAACATCAAATATATCATCGACTCTTTCATCGACTCTTAGCTTTGCAAATGTTACTATAGGGTCTATTAATGCAATTAGCATAACTTCTGTTGGTGTTGGTTATGATACTTCATTACCAACAGTTACTGTGATTGATCAAATTATATCAGAATCAGAACTTCCTGGTCAATATGGTAATTTCCGCGGAGCCGATGCGGTATTAACGGCTGAATTGGCACCAGGAACAATTACAGGAATAACTATAAAAACATCAAACCCTGCATTTGATAGGTTGTCAACAGCTGATATTAGTAATAATAGAGGCGTTTCACCCACACCAGAAATATATGAAGATAATGTTGGTATATCACGATATACTGTTAGAGCAAACACCTATAATGGTATATTGACACCTGAAGTATCTGGGGTTTTAAACTTACCAGGCAGATATACTGACAGTAAGGGATTTTTAAGTTGGTCAAATCGCCTACAAGACAATAAATTTTATCAAGAATATTCTTATGTTGTTAGGGTAGCTGATATTACCTTAAAAAAATATAAAAACATACTTAAAGCTGCGGTTCATCCTGCAGGTATTGCTCTATTTGGTGAATATCAATCACTAGCAACTTTACCACATCCAGGACATAACATAGTTCGGGGTGAAAACGATACCGCAACTCGCATGGTGATATTTGCTAATAATCTAAGCAGACTTGTAGCAAATACGTATATGAGTATTTCTACTAGAGACCTTAATGGTAGCGGTGTAGAATTTAGTCCATCTGGTAGAAAGATGTATTTTGTAGGTATCAATAGTGATACAGTCTGGCAATATAATTTGTCTACCGCATTTGATTTAAATTCTGCAACGTATTCTGGTAAAAGTCTATTAGTAGCTAATTCGTCTAATAAAACAAGTTCACCAGGTGATGATGATCCCGTCGATATAAGATTTAAGCCTGATGGCACTAGAATGTATATCTGCGGAAATAGAAGGGATATAGTTGAACAATATGATTTAACAACCGCATGGGATGTATCAACTGCATATGTGTCATTAGAAAAAACTCTATTGGAAGATGGTAGCAGATTAGCAACTGAAGATGATGATATAATTGGTGATTACAATAGTACCACAACACCATTTCAAGCTAATACTGTTGATGCTAGTATAACTGGTTTATATTTTAAACCAGATGGCACTAAGATGTATCTAACAGGGTCAATATATGATAATGTTGTTGAGTGTTCTATGACAACACCTTGGGATACTAGAACTGCAACTTCTGGTTATATTAATATTCTTCATGAAAATGATGATGTTTTAATATCAGAAAATGGTAGTGACTATATCATGAATGAAGAAAGTAAGTTTTTTGCATTTAACGGAACAGATGATACTGTAAATTCCATATCCATCTCAAGTGATGGTGGTCGCATGTTTGTAACTGGAACAACTACTGACAAGATATATGGGTATACACTATCTACTGCTTGGGATATAGAAACAGCGACATTAGTTGGAGAATTTGATAATACACCTGGCACATCACCAACAGGTATTGCATTAAGTACCGATGAGACTAAACTATTTGTATTGGATTCTTTCTTAGATCGCATCACAATGCTACAATTACAACCTAGAGTACTGAATGAAGATAGAACTTATCTAAAAACTGAGGCCAGTGATTACATTATACAGCAATAAATAACATATAGTTTGAAAGGTTGACTGTGCATGTCGAGTACCACTACAGGTAATTTTAATTTAAATACGGCTCAGCAGTTTCACGAATCTTTTAGTGAAGCTGATCCTACTCGCATGTACATGTTTATAGGTCGGGTAACTCCGTTTGCTAATGACGCGGCACCACCAACGGTCGCCAATACAATATTTGCCACATCTTATGATGTGTTTAAAGATATGGTGACACTAAAAAGAATTAATTATTCTGATGTGACTCATGTAGTTAATAGGTATAATTGGACAAATAATACGGTTTATACCCAATATACGGATACAAACCCTAATTTATTTTCTTCTCAATTTTATGTAATTACCTCAGATTATAACGTCTATAAATGCATAGACAATAATAGAGGCGCAGCATCTACGATCGAACCATCTGGCACAGGTACATCTATAACTAATACGGCTGATGGTTATAGATGGAAATTTATGTTCAATATTACAACAGCGGATGCTTTGAAATTTCTCAATAGCACATATATTCCAGTAAGAGAACTTACATCAAATACTAGCTCGGCTCAGTGGGTTGTTCAAGAAGCAGCAGCCAACGGATCAATAGAGCATGTAGTAATAACATCAAATGGTAGTGGTTACCTATCAATATCAAATAATTTTAGTGCAATAACAAATTCTACTGTGGTCAGACTTGGTGGTGAAGCCAGTCCAGTTGATGGTGTGTATAATAATTCTACAATGTTTATCTCATCTGGAGTAGGTTCCG